GAGTAATGTTCGTGAAATGAACAAAGCTAACGCCAAACAACCCGCCACACCCGATACCAAGAAATCGGCTGGTAAAAAATAAGGAACTCAAATATGGAAGAAGTAGTTACCCCAACAACTCCTGAAAACACGGAACAAGCGTTTTCAGAGCAGGGCACTCAAGAACGACCACTATCGAGTGAAACCCCAGATGGAGGGAATCCATTGGAGGATTTCTTTAGAGTGAATGGAGTTGAGCAAGAGGAACCAAAACCAGATGTTTTTGAAACAGAAGGTGTTGCACCTCCTCGTGTAGCTGAACAACCAACACAAAAAGAAGAACCTCAAGTAGATAACGATGAAAAGCGTTATCAATACTGGCAAAGTGAGGCTGATAAAGCTCGTAATGAAAAACAGGCACTTGAAGCTCGTCTTCAAGCACTTGAAGTTCAACAAGCTCAACCTCAAGCAGTACAACAGACACAGGAACCAGAACCGGATTTGAGTTTTCCGCCTCCTCCTGAAAAACCTAACAAACCGTCAGGCTTTTCTAGAGAAGACGCTTACGCTGACCCTAGTTCTGATTCTGCTAAGTATTTAGATTCTGTAGAAAATTGGAGAGACGATATGGACGACTACAATAGACTGCATAATGAGTTTAATACGGCTTTAGTAGAAGAAGAACGTCAGAAGATAAACCAAGAACGACAGAACATACTGAAGGCTGAAGCTGATAAGAAACAGTATCAACAGCAAATGGGTAATATAGCTAACCATCTAACAACAAACTACAATGCTTCTGCTGAAGAAGTTAATAAGTTTATTGAAGTGATGGATAAGCCTGAATCCGTTAGCATTGATAACTTGTTCCAGCTTTTTAGGTTACAAAATGGTAATGCTCCGGCAACACCAGCAAGTCAACCTATCACTGAAACTGCCCCTAATGAAAGTTTTGAGCAGATGAAGAGAGCACAGCAAGTTCCGTCAACTATGGGTGTTTTACCTTCTCAGGGAAGTACAGCAAGTGGAACACCGGAAGACAATATGATGGATAGTATGGTTTCTGATTTTAACAATCGAAACCCTTGGTAGTAATCCAAGAAGGAGAATAGATAGCTATGGCTAATGCTTATAGTAAATCAACAGGTGAAGCTCTTCCTGCAGGACAGGTGAGCATCAACGACTCCCGCCGAATTTATAATTTCGGTGAGAGGGTTGCAGAGTTAGCTCCGCAACAATCTCCATTCTTTACTTATCTAAGCAAAGTCGCTAAGTCTGCTACTGATGACCCTGTATTCAAGTTCCTTGAACAACGTCATCAATGGCAACGTAGAGATTTTGTAATCAAAACAGCTTCAGGTGTATTGGCAAAAGATGCCGCAGTCACTGGTATGAAGATTGTTTGTGGTTATGATAAGTACGGTGTGGAAACAGCGTCTGCTAAAACAGCCGCTCCACAATTTATCCTAGTAGGACAAGTCCTTAGGATTGGTGGAAAAGCGTTTAAAGTAACAGGCGTTACAGTCGGTTCAGGTGCATCAAGCACTTATACTGCAGGTGATACTGCAGGTGCCGCCGCTTCATACACTTCAGTTAACTTAGCCGCTCTAGAAGCAGTAGGAACAACTATTGCCGCTGGTTCAAAAGGACAAGTTATCGGTAGTGCTTGGGGTGAGGGAACCTTAGACCCAGAGGGTTGGAAAGATGAGATGAACACTAGAGAAGGATACTGTCAGATTTTTAAGACAGCTATTCAGCTTTTTAGTGGTACAGCTCTAGCAACTCGCTACAGAGGTCGCCCTGACGAATATCGTAGAGTTTGGTCAGACAAACTTATGGAACATAAGATGGACATTGAACACGCTATGTTGTTTGGTGTTGGTGCTTCTGATGAAGCCGCTTCTTCTGGTCCAGTTCGATACACTCACGGTATAGTTCCTTATGCTGAAGCTAATGGTAAGAATTATGCGTTTACATACGCTAGTTCTGGCTATGATAACTTCATCGATGCTATGCAGGACTTTTTTGCTCCTGAAACTGGTAATTCTGGCGACAAGTTAGTACTTTGCTCACGCAATATCTTAGCTTGGTTGCAGAAGCTTGGTTCAAATGGATTCCTTGAAAATACTGTTACTTCTAGTTCTTATAAGCTAGACGTTCAGAATATTAAAGGTTCTTTTGGACATCAGGTAACAAAAGTAAATACCATATTTGGTAACTTACACTTTGTTGCTGAGCCTCTATTCAGAAACCAAGATGATAACCTAGCGATAGCTGTTGATTTAGCTAACGTAAAGTATCGTCCATTAGCTGGTAATGGTGTATCAAGAGATACTCACATTATTTCTAATGTTCAGGACAATAATATGGATGGAAGGAAAGATATGGTTCTAACCGAAGCCGGTTTAGAAATCAGTCTACCTGAAACTCACGCTTTAATGAAGTGGTCTTAATAGACTATTAAATCTAGGGGGGGACTTCGGTTCCCCCCGTTCGAGAGGAAGAGATGTCATTTACTACTAGAATAAATAACTATACAAATAGTGTAACTGCTGAGAACTTGGTAGATGCCTTAAAGAAGGGTGTGGATTACACACTTGGTGTTGTTCAACAGAATAACCCGGAAATGTTAAGGTTATTTGCTTTAAATATAAGTACTGGTACTCGAGTAGCAGACATAGACTGGGCAAATGATTATAAAGCTTCTTACTTACTTGATGTATCAAGAAATGATAAGTATTGTAAACCTGTTAGTGAACATCAGAAAGCTGATGCAATAAACCCTAAAAGTATTTATTACGCTTTACCTAATGACCCAGTATATTGGCTGAGTTCAGGTGAGGCAAAAATTAATGTTAAACCTACTCCTGCAAGTGATACAGTTAAAATTGATATAGTTATTAGTTCAGCAGGAAGAACAATAACAGATAGTACAGAAAGTATTAGAATGACTAATATAGCCCTAGGAGGAGTAACTCAGAACTTTACTGCTGATACTTGCTTCCCTAAGTCTTTTTATGAGTTAGTAGTTTTACACGCTTCAGATTGTATTTTAACAGAAAGATTAGCAGATTTTAGAGCAAGTATACCTGCTGGACTAGATGCTGAATTTGATGATGCTCTTGCTAAAGCTAAGACGTTATTTGATGATGGAGCTAATATACAAGGTGATAATGCTGGTGCTAGTATGAGTGTTCAATATTGGTTATCTGATGAAGATGAAGATATGTCATCAGCTACACTACAAGCAATATCTTCTGAAATACAAAGAGCAAATTCATACGCTCTAAAATTTAAAACAGACTTAGAGAAAATAGCTACTGATTATCAATGGACTCAGGGACAGCTTCAATTAATCAATAGTAAAAAACAAGAATTTATTCAAAGTCAGATTTTACAAGGTCCTCAAAAAGCAGAGGAGAACAAAGCGTGAGATTACAAGAAATGATTGAAAGGGTAAAACAACACCACCCTAAATTAGGTGAAGTAGAAATAATAAGGAGTTTAAACGATGCCTTAAATGATATGGGCTTTAGAGCCGAAATAATAGAATCTATAGACCAATTTCCAGTTGTGGCAGACCAAAGAGTTTATAAATTAAATGACCACATTATTAAAATAAAAGCTGTAGATTACGATGGTAAAAGTATAAAGAAATTAATTGGAAGACCAAAAGTAAGGGACCTTTACTAATGGAGAGACAGAATCTTAATCTAAGTCAATGGCTCTGGTGGACGGAAAGAGATAGTATTCTTATTGCTTATTACGATGCGGGGTCCGATAAATTTACATCTCCTTCATCAGCAGATGCTGGTAACAATGTAAAAATTAATATACTTTTTGTACAAAGACCAACACCTTTTCTAGTAACTGGTGAAACTGATGGTACTGGAAGGTATACTGGAACTGACGAATACAATAAAGTAGCACTTGATGGTGGAGCAATGCCAGAAAGTAGTTATTTAGACCAAGTATGTGAGATTCCAGAACAATTTCACGAAGCTTTAGTATCTAGAGCAATAGCTAATGGTTATGAAAGAGCGGCTAATACAATACCTTTATCACAACACTTTCATAATAAGTATGAAAAAGGTGTAAAGGAAGCAAAGACTTATTCCATAAGAGGAAGAGATGGAACATTGAATGTTATAAGACCAATGGACTTTTAATGAGTTACGCAGGGATAGGATTTAAAAGTTTTGACAAGTTAGGGTATGCTTTTGATGTAGTGAATGTATCGTTTGATAATACGTTAGTATCTTTATTTACCACAGTGAAACCTAGTGTAAATGTAATGACTAGAGTAATTAAACCTACAGCTCCAGTAATGACTAGAATAGCTAAACCAGTAGCACCAACATATACAAGGATAGGATAATGGCAGGTAGTTTATCATCACCGAATCAAATTAAAGATGTATATACTAAATTAGTATGGTATAACACAACAGATAGTAAATTTTATAGAGACAATGGGACTTCTGATGTTGAAGTACCTGTAGGCTCTGATTTAGTAACAGGAAATATTTTAAAACATCAAACAAGTAGCACAGTTTCTTCGGGCGACTTGTTTCAAATTTTAAACAACAGCACAGAAGTGTTCTCTGTAGATTATCAGGGAGCAGTGCATTTAAAACCAAGAACATCGGCACCTAGTGACAATTCTGAAGGAACTCTTTATTATAATAGTTCTGAAGGTAGTCTATTGGTGTCCGTAGAAGAATAGAGGAGAAAGACTATGGCTAAAGTCTGGAAAAAGCTCCAACGTGCAGACGGTGACTTCACGGGTACTATAGATGGTACCGCCGCAGGAACTGTCAAAACAGGAGCCGCCGCAGGAAGTACGGCGAAAGTAGTTACTGATGCCGCATTTGATTCAAGCAACGTATTAAAAGTTGCTAACGCAAATAGTGCACTAGTAAATGCAAATACAACAGCAGGTGATGTTGGATTAGGGAACGTAACAAACGAATCTAAAGCAGATATGTTCGCATCGCCGACATTTACAGGTACAGTTGCAGGTGTAGATAAAGCGGCAGTAGGTTTAGCAAATGTAGCAAACGAGAGTCCAAGTACATTAAAAACCACAATGTCATTAAACAATGTTACTAACGAAAGTAAATCTACAATGTTTGCTTCGCCAACCTTTACTGGTAGTATTAGTGGTGTAGATAAAGATGATGTAGGATTAAGTAACGTAGATAATAATTCAACAGCTACTATATTAGGTGGAACATTAACTGGTGCAGTTTCTAATACAGCTACAGTTGGTGGTACAGCCGCTTCTACAGT